ATAAGCTGCCCATAAATGCAGGGTTTCACCTTGTGGCTGCAATACAAAGAATCCAGCATAGTGGTTGTTCTCTATCAGTACAAATAACAGACTCTTTTGATTGAAACAGTCTGTATATACATCTTCAATAATCCAGTTTTCTGGACTCCTGCTTTTAATTTTCTCTAAGCCAGTTCTTACACTAGCCCACCATTGTCTTAGTTCCTGCGGAGCAATATATCTATACTCCATTAACCCACCACAATGTACATAAAGTTACATACATGAGCGTTAGAAGCATGATGAATTACAGCATTACCTTGATTTCTTGTGCCTACCCATAATTTATCCATTTCTGCTGCTGCCTTATCATTCATTGGAGTAAACAGTATCGCAGAATCAAAACTAATGCGCTCATCAAATAAAACTGTTGTTGTAGTAGTAGTTCCGCTAGTGAAATAGCCTGAATTATTTGTCTTACCGTCCATAATTCCACGAACGACCTCAGAAACCTGACGTTCATCAGCACCAAATACAGGTAGAGTACGAAACTGTACTGATCTAGTCATCGATTGCCCTGCTGAGTAATTTCAATCTCACAACCTACGATAGTTTCCCAATTGGCATTGGTCGGAGTTACCTTAATACGATGGTAATTACCGTTAGCTCTCAATGGCACTCTATTATCTGAGTCTGGTGTAGCTGTTGTTCCGAATTCGACGCTATCTGACAATAGTTTTCTACTGGCAACTGCGACTGACGCGATTCCATTATCGATAATAGGTTTTGCCAATGTGATAATAGAACGTCCAATGTCAATATCTCCAGAAGTAATGTATGCCGCTTGCAATGCACCAGAGAAAACCACAATCCTCTGATTTCTAACGCCAACGAATATAAGCTGACCACCAGCCCAAGTACGTGAATCTAATGGTATCTGCTCTGCCGTGTTATCGATACTTGGCAATGTGATTGTGCAATTTGACGTAGTGATAGTCGCACCAGTTGCGGCTGTAAATGTAAATACATTTGCGCTAGTTCTTGTTACTGCAAATACTCCATCTACTCCGGCACCAGAAGTAGCGTCAAAAGATACATAAGCACCTGTCTCTAATCCATGATCCGTTACAGTAACAGTAACGGTAGTGCTACTTTGTGTATACGTACCAGTTTTCTGATTTGTAGTATCAAAATAGTAAATATCTAACTGCTCAAGTGTGGCACTAGGTGTCAGACCATACGCTAGGAAGTTCACGTCAGTTAAACCGTATGACCACTTATCTAAATCGATAGAGTAATACAGCAAGAATCTGCGACCGAAGTTATTCTTAAAGTTCCAGATAACTAACTTCTTAACAGGATCAATGGTTGCACTCATGCCTGTTTGAATTTCACTCAAACTGACATTATCAAAGAACCAACGATTAACCTTCTCTACGCCGATATTCTTAACTGACTTGCCATCACAAGCATAAAAGCCATCGTCAGATAGGAAGTAAGTTAAGTTACCAAACTGAGCAACAGAGCCATTAGACATACAGCCTAACGTCCTAGAAATAGCGTCAAATTGGAAGAAAAACGGACTACCTGCATACGACATACGATAAATAGCACGTTCTAAGAAGATTAGACCGTATTCACCACCTGCTAGACCTGTAATCTCACCGCCATCAGGTACTACTTGTGAATCAGACTGAGAAGCAGCACCCGGAGTCCAATCAGTCTCGTCATTAATATCTGACCAGTAGACCTTATTTTCCTCACCACCTACGTTAGCAGCTACAACAAAGTCACGCACTACAGTCACAAATTTAGCAGCAGGAGCAGCAGCAGCCAAGTCAGCAAAATACGTCGATGAACCTAAATCATAAGCCTGTAATTGGTCTGCACCATTGGCTAAGATCATCTTTGAGCCAAATTGGGTAATATCCCATGACTCTACCGTAGCGTAACCAGTAGTCGTTAATGGGTCTAAACCAGTATTACTAGCGTTAAACTTATAAATCTGTGTAGCACCAGCAGCAAATAGACTAGAAGCACCAGCCAACTTACCAGCAAATGCTACCAATAAGTTCTGACCTGCATTAGTAGAATAATCTACCGCCTCACGTAAGGCAGCATATCCGTTAGTAACAGGATAACAATTAAAGGCATCAGTTACAGCACCAGTAACACCCGGCTGATCTGGCAACCACTCACCGAAGATAATCTTTTGCTTTGCCATTACTGTTTAGCCCAATTAGTTGATTCTGGAGTTACTACAGTCCATTGGTAACCAATAACATCACCAATTACACCCACATCAGCACTAGCAGTAATAGCAGCAGTCCTAACAAATATGCCTGTGCCAATAGCAGTAACTAACGCATTACCAGTAATACTTCCATTACCAACAAAAACTGATGTGCCGTTAGCCGTAACAGTTGTGACAGAAGTAATTGCTGCTGTTCCTACTTGAACATTAGCGACACTAATTGATACCTGAGCATTGCCAGTAATGCTTGCTGCACCTGTAAATGTCTGAGTACCTATAGCCGTTACAGTAGCAGTACCGACAATAGAAGCAGTAGGTTCGGTATCCTCGTTCTCGCAATACCCACCAACCCAATAGCCACTAACAACGTATAGATCAGGAACGCATTGAGCAGTTACAGTCGCATTACCTGTAATAGACGCAGTTCCGAAAGTAAAGTCTACTGCCTTTGCTGTTACTGTAGCAGTAGCCGTGATAGATGCTACACCGCCAGTATCTTCATTCTCGCAATAGCCAGCATCCCAATAACCAGCCGTTACGTATAGATCAGGCTGACTTAGGTCACCTTCACCATAGCCCTGAACCCAATAGTCAAAATCGACATAATTAGTTGCCATTTACCTCTACCCACGCTTGAGTTGCCTCATCCCATGAGTAAAACTTTCCATCTGTAGGCATTGCTACTGGTGCTTGCCATTGAGCATTAGCATCAAGAGTCCAGCTTGCATAAGGCTTAGGAGCTACAAACGCATCTATATCTGCATTGTAGGTATAACCAATGCCAGCATAGTTCTTACGAATGGTCGCGTTATAGCTAGTCTGCTTCCATGTACCACCGAATAGACGCTCACAGAACGCAGCACCGATATATTCTTTCTCTACACCGTTAGCGTCTGCTGTGTCTTTGTTATCAATTACGATAACCTGAGTCACGATATTGTTTTCATCAATCTGTGCGTAGTGAGCCATTATTCTTCCCCTGTTGCTTTATCAAATTCCTCAACTTCAGCTTTCATGCGATTTAAATCTTCATCAAGCCAAATCGTAGGAATACTATCTTCAAACTCACGTATCTTGTCCATTACCCACTTTACTTCTTCCCAGCTAGGGCATGGTCTAGGATCATCCCAACGTGTAAATGTAGTATTGGATATTTCCCATTTGGCATTAGGACGCAGCAATGACATTGCTACATCGATACCGTACATTCTGTAGAGTTTAGTTTCCATAAACCTTATTGGTTGATTTTAATAATGACGATGCCTGAACCGCCAGATGATATTGGACCAGAAACAGCACCGCCAGAACTTCCACCACCACCGCCACCTGTGTTTGCTGTTCCATTTGTTCCTGCATTCGGACCATTTACAAAAGCACCATTTCCACCACCACCAGAACCACCTACGCCGCCACCAGTAATTCCGTCATTGTTTTGACCACCACCTGCACCGCCGCCAGCATAAGTAACACTTGATCCGCTTATTGAAGATGCTGAACCAGCACCACCATTTCCTGCCGTTGTAAGTGTTCCGTTTGCGCCGACTGCACTTGCTCCACCTCCACCACCACCGCCATTATTGTTTGGTGCGCCAGAACCAGAGCCACCCGAACCGCCAGCACTACCTTGACCGGATGTTCCTGCGCCACCTGTACCACCAGCACTATTACCACCGCCGCCGCCACCTGAGCCACCAGAAGAACCGTTAGAACCTCCACCACCACCAGCACCACCGCCACCAGTAGAAGTTATAGAGGAGAAAACAGAATTTGAACCAGATGCACCAGTTGTACCTGTACCGCCAGCCGCACCAGCACCTACAGTAACCGTATATTCAGTTCCAGCAGTTACAGATAACGATGTGCCTGTTCTATATCCACCAGCCCCACCGCCACCACCGATATTGCAACCACCGCCACCACCACCAGCCACGACTAAATAATCAACGCTAGTCACACCTGTAGGGCATACCCATGCAGTAGATGATTTAAATGTAAAGACTGTTTGTGATGCTACGGAATAAGAAAGAATGACTATGCCAGAGCCTCCAGCACCACCAAGACCGCCTGACTGTCTGCCACCACCTCCACCACTACCAGTATTTGCAGTTGCAGCAGTTCCGTCAGCAACAGTACCGCCACCATTTCCACCGCCAGCAGCACCAGTTCCACCAGTTCCACCATAACGACTATCACCACCACCACCGCCACCACCAGCGTAGGTTACTGATGAACCGGAAATAGTAGAAGCTGTTCCAGCCCCACCATTACCACCATTATTACTAGTTCCAGTAGCACCAACGGCTGAAGCTCCTCCTCCACCGCCAGCAGCAGAGCCATCACTATCACCACCATTACTACCTTGACTTGGTGAAGTTGAAGGAGTGTTTCCTGCTCCACCAGTTTTAGGAGCTAATGAACCTGAACCCCCTCCAGAACCACCAGATGAAGGAACAGTTAGATAATTTCCTGCGTATCCACCGCCATTAGAAGTAATGGATGAAAAAACTGAGTTAGACCCATTAGTTCCAACAGCACCACTACTAGATGCCCCATTACCTCCAGCACCTACAGTTATGGTGTAATCAGTACCCGCCGTAACACTTAGTCCTGTTCCAGTACGAAAACCGCCAGCACCACCTCCACCCGCAATATCGGCTGAACCACCACCGCCACCTGCAACGACCAAGTAATCAACGGTAGTTACACCAGTAGGACAAGTCCATGTACCAGACGCAAGGAAACGCTGTACAACGGTCACAGGACCACCGCCAGCAGCCAACGCTTGCATAATCTTTGAATAAGCAAACATTATTAAACCCTTATGGTGTGTAACCTTGAGCGATAGAGCCGTACCAGTTAGTACCGTCAGCAACAAAAGTAAGAATGTCCATCTTGCCAGCAGCAGCCGTAATTGTCGGAGCACCAGCAGTACCAAACTTCACACCAGTAAACGTAGCAGTACCATTACCAGTCGTTGCAGCTTGCTTTAACAATAGGATAAATGACTTACCAGCAGTCGCAGTAGGCATAGTGAACGTACAAGCAGTAGAAGCAGTTAACGTAGCTGTCTGGACTGTGCCGTTAGTCAAAGATAATGTATTTGACGTAGTAACTGTACCAATAGACACTACGCCTTCGGTATAGTTATTGACTGTTGGATTAGTCAATGTAGAACTAGTAGCTGTAAGAGCACTAATAGATGCACTAGTAGCAGTTAAAACACTAATAGACGAACTTGTAACTGCTGAACTTGTTACAGTTAAAGCACCAATAGATGCACTTGTTAATGTGATAATTGAAGCACTACCACCTGATTGAATCTTGTCTGAATTAAGGTTAGTAAAGTTAGCATCAACTTCAACATAACTAAGGGCAGAACCTTTGCCAGTTCGCGTAACAATAGTAGACATAATTTACCCCTTACGCCAAAGTTACGGTTAGATTCGTAGCAGTTATCTTAAATATATCACCAGTAGATATAGTCTTACTTGTATCCAATGGTGAGTGATAGAGTAGATTACCTGCTGTTACCGCATCACGAATACCGATGTGAGTAATTGTTCCCCACGTATTTGTACATTGTGGAAACTCAATCGCAGAGCTATTAGACGTAGCACCACCAGACGGAGCACTAAACGTAATAGACTGACGAACATACGAGCCACCTGTGACCTCAGTACCAGTATCGGCATCGGTAGGATCGTTAGTGTACAAAGCTAAGAAAGTCGTTGTAGGTGCTGTGTAACTCGTAGCACGTAACGTACCGTTAATTAGCGCATTTTCAAGATAGTTACTTATTTCAGCCATGATTTACCTCACACTCATTGACATTGGTTGACCGCCAAATTCGCTATTTTGGTCGGAAGTAGAAATTGCTGTAATGCTACGATCATACAAAGCAGCCCATGTTTGAAGTCGTGCATCATTCATCAAATATGGTTCAGCTTCGCCCAATGCCGCATACAGCAGAGCATCAGGATAATTACTTAAAAATACGTTAACAATATTAGTATCAGATAGATACTGTGGTTTCCCATAATATAACATTTGTATGCTGTAAACGCTATCAGGTATAGGAGCAAACTGAATCTCTGAAGCCAGAATTGTGTAGTTCAATGGCTTACCTGAATCAGTAGTCCTAGCTATTGCATAAAATGAGTTAGGTGAAAGGTAGGTAACTGAAGAAGCTGGAGTAGTACGTAGATGTACGTCACGCATCTCTAGGAAGTCCGTAGGTAAACCTATAGTCTCCTCTCCTCCTGTGGTATCAGCACGAGCCACAATGAGCATTTGGCGAGTTCTGATGTCTCTACGGAGCCGTTCTTCAGCCAGTTGGATAAAGTCCGGTATCTGTGCAGTCAGATCACTACGACCTAAGTAACTCGCTATCGTAGATTTTAACGAACTGTAATCCGTCATAACTATTTCCCTGAGTTGTGTCTCTCCACAGCACCGTCCTCTACATCATCCCATCGATACTCATACGTACCAATGTGACCAATATGCATAGACAGACTGTGATCTACATACGTCTGGAATCCACTATCTAAAGCCTTGATGCAGAAATGCACATCTTCGCCGATAATGCCTTTGCTGCCCCAACCTACGTCATACCACGGCTTTTTAGTAGCCTCAAATACATCTTTATGAATCATTACTACGCCACCACCTACAGCCGTACAAGCCTCAATACCTTCTTTACCTTTAGAGTCTATTTTATGCCAAGCATGGCTAATAATCTTGCCATTTTCATCTTTATCTAGCTCTAAATTCAATGCTGTTGGTAACGTAGGCTTGCGTCTAGTTACTGCATTAACTCCACATATCGGTACATTTCTGCTTAACAATATCTCTATCGTATCGCTAGGGA